CTAATTGACCTCTGACAACGTCTTCGTAGAATGCCAGGTATGCAACTGCATCGACAACACTGTCGTGATGTGATGGCGTTTCAACCAGACGAGCGATCTTGACCCCTGCCATGCAAAGGACAACTTGGTGTGCAGTAATTGGGAATTCCAAGATTGCACTCCACAGCTCTGCAATTCGTTTGTGGTTGGTATAAGGAGATCCATAAACTCGACCTCGATCTTGTATGAGTAATCTTGCCTCATCAAAGATTGCTTCACGATTAGCGGACATTTCTGTTCACTACTTTCATGCCTTGTTCATAACCAGCACGCCATGCTTCATCCCATTTGCGATTCTTACGATCATCTAACCAAATCATTAAAAACATAAAACTGAAGCCACCAACGATAATGATGGTTAATGCCGCTTGATCACTTAATTCACTCATTTAGTTGCCCACTCCCAAATCTGTTTTGGTACTGCAACAGGATTTCTGTCATCGATAACTGTATATCTAGCACCTGACGGATGTATCGAAGGCGCAGCTGCGACATAGCCTTTATATTTAATATCTATGCCATCGGCTAACTTGCCACGATAAACAGCTGCTGGACTTGTTGCATAGTAAAGATGCAATCCATCGCCAGTTTTGACTGTGTAGGTTGGCGCAAACTCTTTTAACAATTCGCCACCATTACGATAATCAATATCAAATACGACTAGCCCAGAAGTTGAACAGGCTATACCGATGTTGATATTTGCATCATAATCAAACCAAAAATTGATAAGTTTATGATCTGATGTAGCTGATAGATATGCTCTACGGCATAGGTCAAAATGTGGATCTTTTTTGTTAGGTAGTAGAGGCATTACTGCCCATCCACGATCTGCATATTCCAGAGCCATTTCCCTGGTATTTGTTTCTAGTTTCATGCATTCACCAACTGATCTGCATACGCTAATTTCCAATCAAAATCATTTGCATCATCAATTGCATAAGCGGCATTTACTCTGTCTTTGTGCAACTCTGGGCAAGTATGACCTGATGGTCGTTTGCAATTCGCACCAGCTGCTGCATTACATGATGGGCAAACAAGCGACTTAGGGCATGTATCGCCTCTAGTTGTTCCCTTGCACCATTCGCATTTTGTATCTTTCATTTTTTGCTCCCTATCGGATTGGTTGTTTCCGATAAGAGAAATATCCTCTAAAGGTGGGATCTGATCAATCTGCTAATGGGCGTGTTAGATAACAATACTGTTATCAATGACATCGATATGCTCATCGATTGTGCGTGGCTTGTAGTCAGTTTCCCTAGACATAAGACTTTCCGAGAGCTGTGAAACTACCGTCTTTATTGATAGGAATTAACGTAGGGGTCATATTCTTACCATCCCAGTCGAGGATTACAATGCCCATCTGCCAGTTGGCAATTCCTTTTGTGTATGAGGCTTTGGCTTTGTTCATTAGATTACCGGCCTCTATGCCGTAAATCGTCCTGTAATGGCCTCCTAAGCCCTCTGAGAACGAAGATAGCCCTAGTTTATGGGTGTGGCCTATTAAAACGCTCTTACCCACCTTCTTGGCCAAATTAAGGGCAGTTAAGCCTGCGTTGGGATTGGTGTTTCCTTCATCGCCATGACCAAGCAACCAGCCCTTTTCAAACTCGTAAAAGGTCTTGTGGAATGTAATGCCCATTGTGGCAAAGTCCATGAACTTTTCGTACTGCAATTCTGGAAGGCTGATTAAGCCAGGTACTTTTAAAAGAGTGTTGTATAGGCGATCAGTATGATTAGAGCGGACAATATGAGCCTCTCTAGCGTGCTCGGTGAGATCCCAGAGTATCGACTGAGTAAGTTCACGATCGCGATGTAAAGTCTGCTCATAAGCCAAAGGTGTTTTCTCAGCCCATCGGCTAATAGTCTGAAAATCAATTTCATCGCCAACGTTAAGTACACTGTCGAACTTCTCCCGTCTTGCTAACTTGATGACATTCTTTACAGCTGCTTCATGATGATATGGAATCTGCAAATCTGAAATGACCAAGTATCGCTTAATCTAAATCCTCATCTTCTTCAGTCGGATCAATCGAAGGAATGATCGCACCATCGCCGACAATCCAGTCGGGAAGGATTCTGTCTTGCATCATCCAAAGTGCAACGCCTTCACTAAAACCAGCCTTACGAGCTGCTTTGTAGCATTCATGCAGTGATGCATAAAATACGTCTAATTTGGTTAATGGCTCTGGCGACTTACGCACAATCCGCTTCTTAGCAACTTTTTTGCGAGGTGCTTGCTTCTTGCGTGTGTTTGCCATGTTTTAAATTATCGCTCTAGGAGTATGTTATAGATCTCATCGACACGCTCATTGAGGCGTTTAATTTCAGCCATTAAATGAGTGATGACATAACTAGCAAAGCCACCGATTACACCGATGGTTGCAAAGTAAAGAGTAAAGAATTCTGACTGGCTCATAATTCAGTCGTAATGCCAAATTCTTTTTCTTTAGGATCGATCGCCTTGATGAGAGGAGCAATTATTGCACCAAGCAATACTGCGTATTCAGGCTTTACATCGCCAACGATTGCAAGGGCAACTGTGATGCCACCAGCTGCAACAGCTCTTAGGTAGGACTTGATTGCTGCTTTGTGTTTCTTTGATAGTTTCATACTTTACCTCCGAGAAGTGGGATGTCGAAAAACGAACTGTCCTGATCTCCCGCAGGGCTAAAAGAAATGTGGATATGTGCTTTATGTGGGTTATAGCCTGTGTAAGCCCTATATTTCCAGTTTCCTTTAGCAGAACATATTTTACCATTATGAATTATGTAAGTGATGCGTTTGGTCTTATCTGCTTTTGCAAATAATCTCAGCTGTTCAAATAGATCCAGGCTAAGAGTTTTAATCTTGTTTAAATCTTTGTCCACATCGATAGCCCGAACCACACCCGTATTGCTAGGATTATGGTCGCTCGGTTTTGTAGCATGCCTAGCGTCGCCAATCCAACCATCAGAAGAACGATCGCGATCTGGAAAACAGTCATCAATTTGCTCCCGTAATTGAACTGCAGATTTGCTAAGCCAGGGTTTCATTTAAGAAAGTAGCAGTTGCGCTTCTTCAGCAGTAATGCCTAAGCGAGCAAGTAATTCAGCCTTTGCCTCAGCCTTTGCCTCAGCCTGAACCTTTTCTGCTAATTGCTTGGCTTTTGCATCTTCTTGGTCAATTAACAATTGAGCAATTTCTGCCTCAGTTGCTTCACGCTTTTCGCCATCTTCATTAAAATAAATTGTTTTAGTCATTATGCCTTATACCCCCACACATTGATTTTTCCAGTAGTTGTGCCAGATCCAGGAATTAAAGTCATTCCTGTAAATGAAGTTGAGTTTCTAAAAGTTCCGCCATAAATAACTAGACGAGTTTCTCCAGTACCTTCAGCATTAACATAACTGCCTTCAGAAGAATAATAAGTTCTTGCAGCCAAAAACGGGTTAAAAATTGTTGCTTCAATAACATTTTCGTTAGTGTTTTGAATTGCAAACCTGTTTGAAGTTGCACCTGCTGATCGATTTGCTGCTGGTGTATTTGCCGCATCAACAATCAATCTTTGATTCTGATAATTGGCACTAGTGTCGTCAGCACCTGAAACTCTGTATCTCATTGACAATTCACTATCTCCAGCGGAAGAGGAATAAGTCATAATGATTTTGTAATGGGTATAAGTTGAACTAAAAATGTCATTGATGTTTACTGAAGATACGGCTGACCATGTTTGTTCTTTAATATGAATTAAGGCTGCTCCAGCAGGTGTAGTCCATGCCAAGCCAGTTGATGCAGTGCTATCAGCAGTCAAGAATTGACCATTTGTGCCAACTGCTAGACGGGCTGCAGTATCGGCAGCTGATGCGGCAATTAAATCGCCTTTAGCATCTAGTAAAGTTTTTGGGATTGAAGCACTGGCATTATTGAATACTGTTGTATCAATAGCAGTTCCAAGTGTTCTGATCGCAGATGCACCATCTTTAACGAGATCAGTGTCGGCAGGTGTAGTCCAGCCGTAGTTGGTAGTTGTTGGCATTTTGCTCCTTTAAGCAACGATGGTGGCATTTTGCCACTCTAGTATAGCGGATACTGTGTTCCAAGCCTCACTTATTGGGGTGGTGTTCCACCTCATAGCCACTTGGCTAAACTCTGTAGGGCTCAAATTTATAGTTAAGAATAATTGGTTAAATGATGTGCTCCATGACCAGCCTTCAACATAACCCTGAAAACTGCCTCCATTGATTTGCACTGGAAGATCGGTTATGGATATTGGCTGACCCATAAAAATATTCAATAAAGCATCTCGATCTGTATCATCTAATTCTGGGTTAGTTAATGGGAATGTGATGCTCTCAAAATTGGCTCTTGGATAGGCTCGAAGGTCTATATATCTTTGAACAATATCTTCAGCATCTGTGGCGTTTTTAATTGTTGAGTTAATTGCTTCTGATTTGTAACCATAAATATCTACGCTTGTTGCATCTACTAAAGTTTCGCTATTATTGAAACTGTTGCCATAATTCAAAGTTATGTCGTTGCGAATATCGCCAGCCCTAGTCGTAGTCTGAATACCAGCACCAATTGCAGTATTTGCTGAAATTTCTACATAACCATTTGCTAATAGGTAATTTTGGCGATGTAAAGCGTCTGCGTAGCCTATGTTGCCTGAACTGTCCTCATACAAATAACCAAAACCTGAGTTAGCAATAAGTGTTGCGATATTGTAGATAGTGTCTGCACTAGATCCACGATTGACCATTTCATATTGACCAGGACGATCTATTTCGCCTATACCTAAATTCTCGGCAGTTGCCCAAGTTGTGGTTGCGTCATAGGTAGCCCATGTTTGAGCAGCTGATACCCCATTCCAATCACCAAGCAAAAACTCGGTCAGTAAGGCATAAATCTGATCTCCATCATGATCTGAAGTTAAAACTCCTTCGCTGATTGTTTTAGCCAATCGAGCCAAAGATCCAAGTGCAATAATGTTATATGAGAAAACTGTGCCAACTGATCCAGTTGCTCCCACTGATGTGGTTATGTCTGTGATGTTGCCACCAAAGATCGTTTGATAAGTGTTAGTGCTATCTTTGATTTGTAAGGCTAAGGCATCGTTAATGGCAAATGAATAATTTTGATTGTTCAAAGCAACCAAAGCAATTTCAATATAAGAAGGATTTGGCTGAAGGTAAATATCATCTCTGCCGGATTGATGGCTTATATCTGAGATTGTTACATCAGTGTAATCAGTACCATTGATTGTGAGTTTCCATTGTGGATCAAAGTTGCTCACTAATTGCCTCTAACGCTTGAACCCGCCAAAGCCGGAATTGATCTGGCTGATGATTGAGTTAATACCTTTGCCACAGCTCTTGAAGCACCTTCAGCATCAAGTGCTTTAACTGTAATGTTGTTTACTGTGGTGCGGTTTTCTCTAGCATTAGGAGTGCTGGCAATTGTTGGAACTGTTTGACCAGTCATTGTGCCAGTAAGTGATGGGTTTGGAATGTATCCAATATCTGTGCCTGGCTTGATAATGTTAATTGCTCTAATTGCTTGGTTTGCAAATTCAACTAATAGTCCGACTGCTTCTCTGATAAAGGTAATAAATCCTGAAACAATGCCAGCCGTTGCTGCAACTACTTTGCCAAAGGTTGCAAAGCCTTGTTGGCTTTCATTAAGTCCGGCAACTAATCCTGCATCACCAGTTAATCCTGCAATAAACGCATTTAATGATGGAATGGCACTTGTGTTTAAAAATCCAATAAACTTCTCAACTGTTGGAAGTAATGCAGTGCCAAGTGATTCTTTAGCCTCATCGAAGCCAACCTTTAAACGATCGATCTTGCCTTGGAAGGTTTCAGCATTAGCAGCTGCTGCGCCACCATACAACTCTGATAATTTAGCCTGGACTTCTGTAAATGAAAGTGTTGAAAGTTCAGCCTTAGATAAACCTAATCCTAATCTGCCAAGTGCAGTTGTATTCCCGTCCTGGGCTTTGCCTAGCGCATTTGCCACCTCCTCAAGACTTTTGCCTGAGCCTTTACTTATGTCTAAAGCAAGGCCAAGTAATCTTTGGGCTTCGCCAACATCTTTTGTAGAAACTGCCAGTCTTTGCATGGCTGGACGAAGTTCATCATCTGCTACGCCAGTGGCTAGGGATGTCTTTAAGATCATGTCCTCAGTGGACTTTATTTGTGCCTGTGTTGCCCCTGTGGCACTCTGTAATGCTTTGGCTAACCTTAACTGTGCCTGCTCATCTTCAATGGCTGCTTTAACGCCATCAACGGCTAATTTGGTGCCATAGGCAACTGCAGCAGCAGCAGCAACTGCAAACGCAGCAGCAGCCTTTTTGCCAAAGGTGTTTACCTTATCGCCAAAGGTTTGTATCTCATCGTCAGCCTTTTTTAATCCTTTTTTAAGATCATCAATATCAGCTGCAAGGGCTAGCGTTAAAGTCCTACTTGCCATCTGTCCACTCTTTTCTAATCTCTAAAATTACTTCTTCAAACTCTTTAATAATCGTTGGCTGTAACGCTCTTACTGTTGGATAGATAAACCATCCACGTGATCCAGGGCCTTTAGGCATAGGGCCACTCCATCTTGGAAACTGTGGATATTTTGCAGATCCAAACTCAGTAGCTGCGCCAATACCTTTGCGATTGCCTGGCTGGTCGTTGCGTGTATTAAATTGAGTTGTTGCACCGCCAGAAAATCTTTGTGAGGCAAAACCAAATTGGATCTCACCTAGTAAAGATGATTTCTTTACTTTACCGCCATCGGCAATTCTTTGAGCAACTTTGCCTCTACCGCTAGCAACTGCACGAATAGCACTTAATTCTTTATCTGCAATTTGTTGCACACGTTTCTTGCTTTCCGCAATAGCGACATCGCTCATCGTACGCAATACTTTTGCAATCTGACCTAATTCTCTTTTAGAGTAGAAGATTGACGGCTCGGTGCTGACTGCCATTATCCACGCTCCTTAAGAATCTCGACTGCAGTTAATAAATCTTCTGCGCTTTCCCATTCACTCATTGGTATTTGTGTGGCTATTGCCACCGCAATAAGTAAACGGCTTACGCTTCCTTCTGGGTGACTTTTGGGTCATCCGCATCACCGACAATTACGTCTGCGACTGTTTCCATCCAGGCATCCATTGGCTTGACTGGTTTGTTGCCAGCGATAGCACGCTTATG